TAAGAGACTCACTGGCATAGGCAGTCCAAAGTTCAGACACGTAACCAGCAGCTAGGGCGGTAGCGTTTTGAGATGATACTAAAGAACCAACATTAGCAGAGCCTGATAGGTGTAGGTCTTTGTACCTTGCACTGCTCATACCTAAGTTAATGGCTGCATCTCTAGCGGAGTTAGTTCCTGTGCTATGAGGCACAATAGCGTCTGACCCTTGATAGAATCCTATACCAGTGTCTCCACCGCCAATAGCTAAAGAGCCGCCTTCAGTACCAATACTACCAACGGTATTGCCTGATTTATCAAAAGACAGCATAGTCCCGTCACTGTTATCTCTGCGGAGAATTAGTGCGGCACTATCGGTACGTCTTGAATACAGTAAACCATTACCTAATATTGTTGTAGCGTTAGCATCATAAGCAGTTGTGCCTCCAACAATCACGTTGCCTGAGCTGTCTATGCGCATACGTTCTGCGCCACCACCAGAGCGAAATATATTAGTATCACCATCAAGGTAATTAATAGAAGAACCTCCATAGCCCATAATAAACTGAGTAACACCTGATTTAGTCACTCTAAATTTATTTAACTGAGGGTCAACACCAATGCCCACGTTGCCACTATTATCAATAGTAACCTTAGGGGAACCTTCATAGTCAAATGTAAGGGCAGTTTGTGCGGCTGTAATATCCCAGTTTAGTGTTGAAGAACCGCTAGAGGATAAGGCGAACTTTAACGCTGCTTCATTATAACTTCCAGCCGAACTATTATGGCTTTGCACTTGAATGGCGTTACTTGCATTAGAGTATAGGGATACTTGTTCACTTGGCGAGCTTGTCCCTAGCCCTAAACTTTCAGCACTAGCGTCCCAGAAGAACTTTGGCGTAATCCCCTGATCTTCAAAAAATGAGATGTCTCCGTTGCCATCAATTTCAAATGCTTTGTTACCAGCCGTATATACCTTATATTCGTCCGTAATAAAATGAAGCAAGTCAGTGCCGTTGCTGTCCCATTTAGCAACTTCTCCGTTAGTGTTGTTCATTCTCCAGTGCGTTCTACTGCTTGCAGAATCTTTGCCTGTCGTTATTGTTCCAGTGTCTACTACAACACCAGTAGTTCCTGCGACCGAAGCATTACCATCAACAACAAGACCATCAGCAGTCACCGTACCTGTAACGTCTACGCCTGTGGATGTGGTGGCTAGTTTTTCTGAGCCGTTATAATAGAATTGATTGCTGCCGCTATCAGTAAAGCGAGCCATGAATTTTGAACTATCGGCATTTATCAAGTTGATAGATGTAGAGGCCAAAAGACTTAGGTTACCAACCCCTGTATCTTTGATAAAACTATTACTACCATCATGGTAAATCTGTAGATCATCACCCGCACCAAACTTAGCCTTGACGTTATCGCCGTGAGCTACATCGCCCGTTAGTGTGCCGCCAGCTAAAGGTAGCTTAGTAGCAACCTCTGTGTCTACATAAGACTCTTGTGCGTAGCGAGCATCACTATCTACCTTATTATAGTGATCAGCTAATTCAAACGTACCAAAGGCTTGGATGAATACCATATCATTTAAAGAAGCACCTACGTCTAACACCACACTTGTACCGTTAGTGGCTGTATAGTCTGTAGCAGCCAATAGGATACCGTTTAGGTATACCTGTAAATAACCCACATCGTAAGTCGCTGTGAAGGTCGTTTGACCTGCCGTGGCTGTATACTCAACTGAGTTCTCTACACCATTGATAGCTGATCCAGCATTAGCCCATCCAAGTGAAGTGTAAACCTTCATCATATCTACAGACTCATTAAACCATAAGTCTCCTAAGTCAGGAGAAGCAGGGGCTGTAGCAGATGATACATACTGACCAGTGAAAGAAGCTAAAGAAGCTGCTGCACCAGTAGCACTTGTACTTGCCTCAGAAGCCTTAGTAGTAGCTGTAGCTGCACTTGCCGCACTAGCACTAGCTGAGTTAGCTGCGTTAGTTGCAGAGGTGGCAACACCTGCTTCACTGGCTGCTGCATTAGTAGCACTTGTACTTGCTTCAGAAGCCTTAGTAGTGGCTGTAGATGCAGAAGTACTTGCAGATGCTTGAGAAGCCGCTGCCGCTGTAGCTGAGTTAGCTGAAGCAGTAGCAGATGTTGAAGCATTAGAAGCACTGGCAGCACTTGCTGATGCACTTGATGCACTGGCTGATGCTGACCCAGCGGCTGCTGTAGCTGATGTCTCTGCATCGTCTTCAGAACTCTGGGCATCTGTGGCGCTTGAAGAAGCACCAGAGGCACTTGCTGAAGCACTGGCAGCACTTGCTGTAGCTGACGCTTGACTAGCTGTAGCTGCTGTTTGGCTAACTAGAGCTGCCGCTTCCGCTGCCTCTGCGTTAGTCTCTGCAGTCTCTGCATGAGTCTCAGCAAGTTCCGCTGCAGTCTCCGCTGTCTCTGCATTAACCTCAGCTAGTTCTGCTGCTGTCTCTGCAACTTGAGCTGCGGTAGCACTGATTGCTGCTGCTGATGCACTTGATGCTGCGTTAGATGCTTGAGTGGTAGCATTAGTTTCTGCTAACTCTGCAGCTGTCTCTGCAACTTGAGATGCCGTAGCACTTGTAGCTGAGTTAGATGCCTGTGTAGTTGCAATGCCAGCCTGTGTAGTTGCTGTTGCTGCTGAACCAGAAGCCTCAGTAGCTTTGGTCGTAGCGATGCCTGCTTGGGTAGTAGCTGTTGAAGCTGACCCGGCAGATGCTGTAGCACTAGTTGCACTTGCTGTAGCTGATGTAGCTGAATTACCCGCTTGGGCAGTTGAGATACCAGCTTGAGTTGTAGAGATACCAGCCTGAGTAGTTGCAGTTGATGCATCAGTACTTGCAGATAACTCTGAAGCTTCTGCATTAGTTTCTGCTAACTCTGCTGCTGTCTCTGCAACCTGAGCTGCTGTAGCACTTAGTGAGGCTGCTGAGGCGCTAGATGTCGCACTACTCGCTTGAGCCGTAGCTGTAGACGCTGACGTAGCGGCTGCCGTGGCTGAGTTGCTTGCGTTACTTTCGCTTCCTGAAGCAGCATTCGCACTTGAAAGGGAGTTAGCTGCTGATGATGCTGATGCTGTTGCTGATGTCTGTGCATTGGTCTCGTTTATTCCTGAGTTAGTTTCACTTAAAGCTGCTGCGGTTTCGCTAGCTGCTGATGCTGATTCACTGGATGCTGCTGCTGATTCACTAGATGCTGCTGCGGTTTCGCTAGCTGCTGCATTAGTTTCTGAAGTAGAAGCTTCGGTGGCTTTGGTTGTAGCAATACCAGCTTGGGTAGTTGCTGTTGATGCTTGAGCTGTAGAGATACCAGCTTGTGTGGTCGCTGTAGCTGCACTAGAAGCTGCATTAGTTTCTGATGCGCTAGCTTCAGCTGCCTTAGTAGTTGCTATTGCGGCATTAGATGCAACAGAAGCTTCACTACCAGCTGCGTTAGTCTCACTTGTTGATGCTGCTGCTTGACTAGCTGCTGCGGCTACTTCACTCGCTTCTGCATTAGTCTCTGCAAGTTCTGCTGCAGTCTGTGCAATCTTAGCAAGGTTAGCTGCGTTAAGAGCTGTGGGAAGTTCCCCCGGAGTTTCATTAGCAAATGAACCACCTTCTGCTGGCTTTGATACCAGTACTCCATCTTCTGTTGAATAATTAATTGCCATCTAATAACTCCTTAAAATTGTTCAGACACTTCGTATGTGACTCTGTTAGAAGCACCCAAGACTCTACGTCTTTTCTCTTCTCGATTTAACTCTTCGATACCCATAAGTTGCTTTTGCATGAACTTATTAGATTGCTCTTCACTCCCAAGATACTCATGGGCGTACTGTAGGGCACCCCATAGGAGAAGCCTTTCGTTATCATCTCGAAGCCAGTTGTACACTTCGTTACCTGTGTAGTACGTTCCAGATCCTATAGGGAACTCGAAGGCACCTGTATCACCTACAGAAGCATCTGTGGTATTGCCAGCATCTATGTTAAGTTGATTGACCACATACACAGCGTCCATATCAAATAGCCTGCGGTAGTAGTGCATCTCATAGACGTCACCTACAGCAGATGCTGGGTAGAACTGAATCTTATTTCCCTTACGTGTAAAGGAGCCAGTACCCTTTGTGGTGTACTGATCATTGAAAGATCTCATATCAAGCTTACTATCAAACACTGTGATGTTACCTGCAGAGTCTTTTACACTGAACATGATAACCTCAGCGAGGTCTGGTGGAATCTGGATTTCTACATCACCAGCACTAGTTGCTGCGGGATAATGATATGTGTGCTCCAAAGGAGGGATGCGCAGCTCTCTGTAACAAAGGTCTGCAGAGTAATCAAGGAAATCAGAAACAAGTGAATCACTCAGGATTGAGCTATCTCTATTTGCCCAATCACGAACCTTCGAGACTAGCGCATTATACTTTGGAGTTGACATATATATTTATCCTCTATTAGGGTTATCTCCGAGAATGACCATGCGTAAGCAGGGCGGGATACTCTGAGATTATAATCTGTTTAAGTTTATTGACTTTTTGTTGGTCACCCATAAAGTCAGATGCATTAATATCTATCTTGTACTTTGTAAGGATATCTATTGCAACAATATCGGGTATGATTGCAAAGGAACGGTAGTTCTTACCGCCATTATTCTGCTCATAAGAATCTCTTGATTCTTTGGCGTAATCAATGTATGCACTAGTGTCCTGTGACAGAGAGAATCTATTCTGATCCGTCTTAACACTAAAGCTATGTTTGTTGTTGTCTTGTGACTTAAAAGCCATGACAGTGTCCTCCTTGAAAAATAAGGGGTCCCTATTAAGGACCCCTTTTTAGGTAGGTTGGATTAACCAGCCAAACCAACGATCAAGCCACAACCAGTAGGGTTGCGAACTTCTAGTGTGCACTCTTCTACGATCTGACCGATAGTAGAGTCACCTGATTGACCAACTTCAGTCTCATGTAGAGGACGCAAAGTGGCAACGTTGTACCACTGTGGATCATATACAAGACATGAGAAGTCTTTAGAGCTTGAAGTACCAGCGTTAGCATCAGTGTCATGTGCTAGACCCATGATGTAGTTAGGTACAATCTTGATGGTTCCGAAGTCGGAATCATACAATTCAACAGACTGGCGAAGCTTGCCTGAGTCATCAATGTTACGCTGTACGTTGCTGTCAGCAGCCTGTGCCTTAGCAGAGAACTTACGCTTGTTTGCAGGTGAGCACATCATAGTGGTGGCTTTACCGCCTTCCTCATAGATGGTTTGCATCACGTCATCAACGTGGCTTAACTCAAGAGCAGCCAAGTTAGCGTCAGCAGTACCACGAGCGATAACACCAACAGTACCAACACCCTTAGTGCCCGGTGCAGTGTATGCAGCAGCAGATCCAGCGTTGATTACGTTTACGTTAGTGAATGCCTGATAGCCACCCATAGTACGAGTACCTGAACCGTTTGAAGAGTTCCAGCTGTGTACCAAGTCATGCTCAACGTCACGGCGTAGCTCAGTGCCACGCTTCTTCAACTGGTAAGCATACTCGTCTGCAACGCCAGCTTGATCAACTGCGCGCTTAGAACCAGATACTTCAACAGTCTTAGAGTTGATCTGAGTGTAGTTACCTAAACGAGTACGAAGTGGTTCTGCAACCTGAGCACCGTCAACAGTAGCGAAGCTTGAACCTTCAGCAACTGTGTTAGAACCCGGAGAAGCCAATTCGTCTGTTTGCCATTCGTGAAGAATGCCTTTAGACTTGGTCTTGCCAATTGAGCTAAAGAAAGGACTTTCGTCACGAGTGATTAAGCTGATGAAGTTCGATAGATCTTCACGCTCAGATACATTCATTCCGTTAGTGCCAGCTGCGGCCTTAGGGCCACCTGTTGTAAAATTACGTCCTGCCATTTTATGTTTTCCTTATAATTAAGTAGTAAGAAGTTATAATATTAGCGGAACTTGGAAAGGTTCTTTAAGAAATCTAGTTGATCCCCTTCAGTACCTGTGCCTGTAAGAACTTTGTTACGAGTGTTGAGGTTTGCTTTCTCTTTCTTCTTGTTCTGAGATGGACCCTTTTTAACAGGGGATGATTTAGCTTTAGGCGTTGCCTTTCGCTTAACCGAACCCTTAGTGGCCTTATGCTTCAGCTGTCGGTAGTCATCAATAAACTTGATAACACTTGCATCACTGATCAGAGGTAGAAGTGCTTCTGGTATTCCCTCTTCAATAGCAAACTGCTGTATAGCAGCCCTATCATCTTGGAAACCCGGAACGAGTTCTGCAATCTCTTTATTAAACCTTTCAACTACTTCTTTCTGTTGAACATCAAGCTGTGCTTTTTGTTTTTCATCAACAGCTTCAGCAATACCCTCACGCTTCTTTCGAGCGCCCCAGTATGCTTCTTGAGCAGTTTCACGTTTATCTTTTAACTCGGTAAGCTCATAAGTATCCCCGTTTTTACGGGCTTCCTTAATCTTAGTATCAATATCATGATACTCACTTGCAAGTGTGTTCTCCTCTTGTTGGAGTTGCTCTTGCAGTAGTCTAGCCATACCGCTTAGTTCTTGGAGCTGTGACTGTTGTTCAGTTTCAAACTCCTTCCGTTGTTCGCTAATCTTGTTACCCTTTTTAGACAAGCTTTGATCCGTTGCATATCCTTTACGGAGATCCTCAAGTGAAAGGTGTAGCACCTCTCCATCAATCTTAACGGGAACTTTATAGTCCCAGTCAATCTCCTCTTCCCCTAGTAAATCAGATTCTTGGGCAGACTCAGCGTCATCCTCATCTTCATCACCATCAGAAGTGTCATCTTCGTGATCGGTTGTATCGTCTTCATCTGTACTGTCTTCTTCGGGTGGTACTTCATCTACAGATTCTTCCGGACCATCATCATTATCATAGTCTTCTGGTAGATCATCCTCAAGTCCCAAATGCTTGGCCATTGGCCCCATCGGTACTGGAATGTCATCAAAACTTTGGTGCTGTTGGTCAGCATTGAAATTAGCATCATCTCCAGAAGAGGTAGAAGCTACAGTGTTTTCGTTGCTCATAAATTATTATCCCTGTTAGTCCTCGTTATTTGGCTTTCTTCTTAGTTGCTGCAACTGGTACCGCAATAGGTGCGTTGTCCGGGTGCTTTGCAATAAGAGCCTGTACATCAATGAGTGCAGACGACATAGCCTGTAGGGTGTTGGCATGTAATCGACTTTTCTCATTGCCCTTTCCAATCTCTCGGATCAGGGATACTCGTGACTTTTGTAAGTCTAGTTCAGCCTTGTAAAGCTCTTCTAGTGAATTAGTTGGAATCATTATCTTGTTCCTCATCTTCTAACGGTTGGTTATCAATAAACGCTGCGTTGAAACCATAGGTCTCAATGTTAATCAGGCGCTCCTTAACTGAGCCTAAGCCCATTGCTACATGATATAAATACTCTCGCTCTTTTGTACAATGAGCTTCAGTGTTTAACCACTTTAAAAATAGATCTGATAGGATCTCTCCATAAGCTTCTGTAAAGAACTCATCCCTTTCTTTCTTAGAAAAGGTAGCTCTTGATAAAGCATTTTTAGCATCCCCGAAGGGGCTAGGACGATATGTGCCGTCAGTCTGAATTTGGGCCTTGACCTTCTTGTCAATGCCACCCTTATATTTATTCATTAGATTATCTCTTAGTTAAATAGATGGGGTCAGTTATTTAAAGCTGAGACCCCGCCAGCTTAGATACAGTATCACCTCCTTGCATCTCAGTAGGTATTCCTTGCTGAGTTTGTGGACCTGTATCCGCAGTGGATTGTAAGCTCATTACGTTCGATACGAGCTTTTGTGCCTTTGCGTACAGGGCATCAGTGCTAGTCTTAGCTGGCATGGCTTGTTGATTCTTGCCTGCTTCTAAAGCTAACTTAGTCCATTCTTGTTCAGACTTATCTAATGCAACCATAAGCTGCTTAAGATTATCTTGAATGGCGTTCTGGGCCTGCGTATTTGTATAGTCAATATTAGCTTTCTGTAGATCTAGTGCTAACCTTTGTGTCTCCTCTTCGAGCTGCTTAGCTTCCGCTTGAGCTTCCTGATCACGTTTTTGACCTTCTTCTGCTTTAGTCTTAAAGTCCTCTGTGTTGACATCAATTAAGAAATCAAGAGGGTCTAAGCCTAATGCATCAAGTGCATTCACTGCTATTGTTGAAGCTGCAGTGGGAGAAACAACTGCACCTGCTCCAGCATCTCGTAGAGCTGGTAGGATTTGTGTTCCAATCATTTGTAGCTTTTGTAGTACGGTCTGGTTACTGGAATCCCCAACATCTGCTTCAACAGTCATATACTCGGTTTCGGGTAAATCATCTATTAACACATCGAGATATCGGGCATTACCAGTATAGTCTCCAACGGACTTGCCACTCATTTCCTTACGCATTGTCTTGTAGATACCTTCAAGGAGTTCCCGTCCACCGGTTTCCATGAATCTACGAGCAATAAATTGAATACGTAATTGAGCAGCTGACTGCACTTGTGACACTTTCGATTCTGAGTTTCCAGACACATAGAGAGCATCATTAAGACCTTGGGCTGCTTTAGACAGACCAGTGGCTTGTTCTTTGTGACCTTGTAAGAACTGTAACAAGGGTACTGTACCTGTTGAGATTTGCTCTGGTGGCAAGGAAGCCACGGCACCCTGAGGGCTACCGTTAGATGCAATGATCTGTTTAGGTTTCATGTTTTGTAATGCAGAGAAGTCAACTACGTTGGGATCTGCAATCTTAGGTGCATAGTTTGTTAAGTATGTATTCTCAACAAAGCCACGTAAGATAGCTGTAGATGCTAGTGTAGCTGGACGAACCATGTCTGCCATTGACAAACCTTCAAGTTCAAATGGAATCTCGAAAGGTGTAAAGGTAGCAACAGGGATATGGTCTGCATCTTCTTCTGAAAGAATAGTATTACCTACTCGTACAAAAGACTTTAGCTCAGCAATACCATCACCATCCCGGTCAACATAGGTCCAGCATCGTAGAACTACGGCTGACTTAGTTGCTTCAAGCTGGCTGTCATCACCAGATCCAAGAAGAAGGGTAGTACCTATGGCACGTTTACGGGCAAGAGAGTCTGTGTTTAGCTCAGTGGCATAACTCACATTCTCTTCAACTGTTGACCAGTCAATACCCTTAGACGCTATAGGCCAGTGTTCTCTTATCTCTGAACGAGTTAACTCTTCTTCAAAGCCTACAAAAGATGCATCATGGATACCAGTAGCGCCTCGTGCAATACGTAAGGTCTCAGGTGGCACTGCAGATACAAGGGTCTTATAGGTACTTTTAGTTCGCTTTAAACGTACAGCTAAGTAATTACCTGTGGTTTCATCTAAGTAGATGTCACCTGTAGTTTCAATCTCTGGGTCTGATAGAAGCATATCGAGGGCTGTTGAGCCAATCTCGTCATACTCTTCAAATGTAATCTTTTCTTCAACAGCATAAGACCATGTCACTGCTGATAGCTTCCACATCAAGGCTGACTTGAGCCAAGTGTTTAAGGTTGACCAACCACGGTTCTTAGAGAACAAGCAGTGGTTCACAAGCTCGGAAGCTGCAGTGGCCTTATGGTATGCTAATGGTGTCTTATCGCTAGGCTTAAACTTAGCCAACTTGTTGTTGTCAAACAATAGCTCTGACAGAACTGCAGTGTAACCTTCAATAGCTTCAACAGTATCCGAGGATACAATCTTAGATACACCTTGTGGCTGTAGGTGCCCAAGAGGTAGCATTGCATATTCATAGGTTGATTTCTGACGTTCATCAGATAGTTCAGAAGTGTCTAGGAAACTCGCACTAGATTCTGTTAGTTGATAATCTAAGAGTACGTTAAGACTTTCGTCTGTAACCTTAACCTTAAACCCTTCTTCATTCTTATTTGTCATTTAAAGACACCTCTTAGCTGTGTACGCGTATGTGAGCATCAGCTCACTCTTTCTATCAAATTAGGTGGTTTCATTACTTTTATTTCCCAGATATGAAGAAACCATAACAAAATATCTTATAGTGGAGGACTATAGGAAAACTGTTGTAGAGAACCCAAAGGCCCCTCGGAAAATAGAGGGACCCTTAAGTTTCTAAAGCCAATGAGTATTGTCTACTTCAAAGTGTCTGTTTTTAAAGGACACCTTGGTACTAGACAGTCTGTCTCCATGAGTACGTAATACTTCAAGGGCTATTGCTGTTGCTATTACCGTATCATCATTACAACCTGATATAGCATTTGTACGACCATTTTCATCAGCTACATAATCAAGACATTCTTGAATTATCGTAGGGGATGCTAGAAGGATATCATCATTCTCTATTGCATTCTTAAGATGACCTATGATCATAGGCTTAGTAGCTTGAGTGGTTCTCCAACCAAGTCTCGTACCCTCCTCATTGGATATGTTAGCTACTTTAGTTTGATGGTATAAGTTCACGTAATCCATTTGTTTTAATCGGTTTAGTGTTGCTATACCTAAGGAATTAGATTCCACTGCGGTTAGAGCGTTGTTGTACATCCTACCTAAATAGAACAAGAGATCACCATACTGAGTAGGGTCGATTTTGTTATTACGGTAGACAGCACAGACTTCTCTTTCCTCATCGAGGACTACAGCTGCTGAGTAGTCTCGTCCAACACCTAAGGCACAGTCAGCTCCGATAATGAAGTTACTGTCAAACTTAGGGAACTTGAAGATCTCCAAGAAGCCTTCTCGGTGGTCCTCAAACATACATGAATCAATACTGAAGTGTTGTTTCTTTTGAACCTCTTTAGGTTCCATGCCCATCAACTTCTCAGTATTAAATACGTTAGCACCCGAAACTATAAATGCTTCTTCTGCTGAAGCTGGGTACTCTTGACGGAATTTATCCAGACCCCCTTCAGCTATCTTAAGGCGTCTCCAGTACAACTGTTCGATACCTAAGCCATGTCTTAATTGTAATTCTTCTTCTTCCTCTGTAATTGTCTCTGAGAACTCCTCAGGGTTAAGAACAGTTCTCTTGTATTCAGGCATAAGGAACCAAGGAACGAATATGGGGATATACTCATTCTCACCAGCTACTGCACCCTTCCACAATCTATGGAACTCATTACCCACGCCATTGGCTGTGGACTCTAAGATCACTTCGGTACCATCTGCTTGTGAGATACCTTGGAATAAACCCGCCAGTATCTTTGCATCATGAGTCCAGAAGGCTACTTCCGATAAGTGAGCTATTGTAGGGGTAGTACCACGACCAGCCTCAGGAGAGCCTGCTGTGTACAAACGGTACCCGGAGTCATTATGCTCAAAGCCAATCTCCTTAGAGTTAGACTTCTTTAGTATCGGTGTAAACTCTGGTCTCATGTACTGTATGATATTCCGTGACATGGCAAAGAGAGCATCAGATGTTGCTGAGTCATGTGCCATTACAACTGACTTGTTAAAAGGTGTTAAGTAAGACTTCCAATAAACACGCCCTGTAGCGTACGTTGAGAGTCCCATCTGTCTAGCTTTAAGTATAATAGCTCGAACCTTACCAGTTTCCTTTAGCTGCTTCTCTATAGCATCATCAACGATCTGCTGTGCTGTATTGAACTCCAGGGGTATGAATCCCTTAGAGGCGTCTTTGGGTAGTATCCGGATCTGTTCGGAAGCAAAGGCTTGGTAAGAAGTTTCATATCTTTTCAGATCCTTACGCTTCTTATCTTCAACAGCAAATGCTAACTTTTCTCTATTTGTTAATTGTTTAGTCACTATAGTCCTCCAAGACTTGGGGTGCCCCCATCGCAATACACAAGGGCAATACAAATATATATTACTCTGGACTCCTAAGAGAGACCTAGTAGGTGTATAGGGTATCCCTATAGTACTCCTAGAGATCCCTTATATATAAAGGTTAGAGTATGTCATAAGTCATTCCCCTATGGACTCCATATACACTCCCTATAGTATCCCTAAGGTACTCCTTAAAGAGGGGAGGGGGTATATGAAATAGTATATCTATAGACTACAGACATACAGTTACCTGATGTAGTGACTCTGGGACCCCCTCAAGTCCCATAAGATAGTACTATAGACAGTAACCTAACCATGTCTATAATCCATCTCTCACTACATCAGTGTTCTTCTATAAGGTACTTAAAAGAATAATACTTCTATAAGGTACTTAAAAGAATCCTATCGGGTCTTTAGGGAGTCTATAGATTAATCCTCTCTATATAGGTACCCTAATTATATTCAGGGACCCCCCTCTACTCCCTCAGGACTCCCTCAGGACTCCACTCCCCTATAGCATTCCCTAAGATTCCCTAAGGCTCATAGGGTTCTTGTGGGTTCTACAAGGACTACTATAGTATACTGGTAGGGTACTGGTAGGGTACTGGTAGGTACTGTAGGGTATAGCCTTGACCTTAAGATGGGGTAGTGTCCTTGAGGGTGACAGAGGGGTCCTTAGGGTATAGCCTAAAGTACTCCCTAAAGTATCCCTAAAGTATCCCTAAAGGTACTCCTAAAGTACTCCTAAAGAACTCCCAAGGGTACTCTTATACTGCTCCTTCTAACAGTACATCGGTACTACTACCTTAGACATAGGGTGCTATGAGATTCTTTAGATATAGACATAGGGTGCTATGAGATTCTTTAGGGACAAGCCACGTAAAGCTCTGTGTCTGCGACCCCACTGTGGAAGTTAATTAACAAAGGGTTTCACTATGGAAAGCTTCAAGGTAGTAATAGCAGGTGGTAGGTTGTTCTTAGACTATGAGTTGATGGTCACCACAATGGATCGTCTATTGAATCGTAAAGTAGCTGAAGGTTATGATATTGAAGTCATATCTGGTACTGCTAAAGGAGCTGATACAATGGGTGAGAAGTATGCAGAACAACGTGGGTTTAAGTTGGTAAGAATGCCAGCTCAATGGAGTACTCATGGTAGATCAGCAGGGTACAAAAGGAATGTGGCTATGGCTGACATCGCTGATGCTGTTGTTGTGTTCTGGGATGGTAGTTCTCGTGGCACTGAGCACATGCGTGATATCAGCCTGCACAAAGCATTACCAACCAGAGTTATAAAGTATTAACAAAGGAGTATGAAGATGGAAGTATATATAGAGCAAGTATATGTATGGGCAGATGGTACGTACTGCCACGAAGAGGATCTGGAAGAGTTCTTAACGTTTATGTCGGATGATTATGTACTGAAATACTTCGATGATACCATGTAAGATACCTGTGACTTCCCTTATGTGTTACTTAAGGGGAGTCCTCGTTCTTCTCTAACATAGGGTCTGCGACCCCATTGTGGAAGTTAGAGGAGTCATCATTCTTCTCTAACATAGGGTCTGCGACCCCATTGTGGAAGTTAAGGGTGTTCTCTTTCTTCTCTATCAATTCATTAATCCACCAAGTGGAAAAGGATCTAATTATGTCAGACTTTAAAGTAGTTCGTAATGTTACAATCGTTAACTCACGTATTGCAACACCAGTTACCCGTGACTTCGGGT